GCTTGCATCTGCCAGTATATACGCCCCGCTGTGCTGGCAGCCCTGCGCTCTCTAAAATCTCTTTTATGCTGCTCATTTTCCCTGCTCACGCTCCCATACTTCCAGCTCTGCGTCTATTACTTTTTCATGTGCCTTTTCGTTTGCAACGGTCATATATGGTCGTGCCTGCTGGCTGCTCGTCCCGTATTCTGCTACAAATCCGATAGTAGCATTGCGCACGTTGCTTTTGTCGCCTTTTCTGTCGTTTCCATGTTTTGCCCTGCCCTGCGGGTAAACGTCTACATATTTCTCGGTATCGTTTCCCTTTACGGCAGTTGCTTTGATTGATTTCACAAAGCCGCCCGTTTCATTTAATCCCATAGCCAGCGCCTCTGCCCTTTGTGCCTCTACCAGTACGTCTGCACCCGCCTTAAGCATTTTAGGGACTGCTGTAACTGCTGCCTCTTCCATTCTCAAAAACGCTTTTTCTACCTCTTCCAGCCCTACCGTAGTAAACTCTGCCATTTTATTTGCCCCCTTTCTGTTGATTTTAAATCGACATTGTTCTATAATTTTCTTTAAAACGATAGAAAGGTTGTGTTTTATATGAAAAAGAAAACTATAGTCTTTTCCTGCCTTGCCGTCCTATTCCTTTTATCCGCTTTTAGTGGATTTGCGGGCGGTCTTGTTTCTGGCGGCGTTGGCTGCCTTGTTATCTGCGGCGTTTTTGCATTTCTGGCTTTCCGTTCCGCTAAACCAGTAGTAGAAACAAGTAGCGAAACGCCACAAGCTCCAAACCGTTTTACCCCCCCTGCGAACAAAAGTTCTGTTCCTCGTCCCTTACAGGATAATACGGTAAATCCCAATACAGTAGAAACGCCCGCCGCAGTACCAGTACCCAATATCCCTGCGCCACATATTGCAGAAACAGCCCCCACTATTTCGCCCGTTTCCACAAGTGAAGATAAAACGGCGGCTATCCAATCTGCTACTGTTTCAGATGCGCCAGACTTATCAAAACAATTTGAATATCTGGAAATAAAAGTAGCTGGTGTTACATTCAAAAACGAAAAGGGACCCACACGGCAAACTATTTTACGCAAAATACATTTTAACGACAAACCTTTTGACGAATACGTTGAGCTTGGTCTGCGTGAGTATGAATTTGACGGAAAGCCCGCTTTCGGCGTTTATGCTAACAATATGCAAATAGGCAATATCCCTGCCGATTATGTGCAGTTTATAATTGATAATGATGCACGCTATGAGGGAATATGCGGTATTAATGTATATGGCGGTGGTCGTAACGAAAACGGTTATGCTATTTCTTATGGTTGCAAAATCACATTGAAATACCGAAAATTAAATAATGAATAATTTTAACGGCGGGAAAACCGCCGTTTTTATTCCCCGCTGTCCTTATGCCGCAAATCAGTTAGCGTAAGCTCTATGGTATCGTCGTCTATGTCGTAGGTCTTAAGCATGAAAAAGCGCCGCCCGTCCAGTTCTACGGTGTCCTCGCCCTCATAGTCTGCCTTATGTACCTCGCATTTCGCCTCTACCGCCTTGCCCGTCTGCTGGCTCTTAAAATATTCGCTGTAGCCTACTTTTTTCTTGTTACAGAAAACAGTACGGGCGCTTTCCTGCGGCTCATTCTCAAAGCCGCCAGCGTTTACCCTCTCGTCTGGCGGCTGCTGGCTTATAAGCGTAAGCTCGTCTGCCCATGCTGCCATGTCCTACGCCTCGCTTTCTGCGCCCTCGGTGTCGGTGTCCGTTTCGGACACTGGCGGCGCTGGTTCTGGCTCTTCGTTGTACTCCTGCGACAAAGCAAGCCGCATTTTCAGCGTGTCGTATGACTGCCTAAACTTCTCCGCTTTGTCGTTATAGCCAAATTCTGCCTTGCAGTAAAGAGTTACCGCCCTTATAATCAGTGCGTCGCCCTCGTCAATGGCTTTTATGCCGTCGTTTGCAAGGTCAGCTTTGCAGGCGGCTATACAGTCCTCAATTTCTGCCGTTATTTTGTCGCTGGTGCTGCTAATGCGCAGCGCCGCCCGCATTTTCTCCGTTAATGTGGTGGCATCTTACCGCCATACTTTGACCCCTTTTCTGGTTATCCCACGATTTCTGCCACGCCTGCTGCCGCCAGTTCTTCCGCACGCTCCCTGCTTACGCTGTAAGCCTCTCCTGCGTCCTTAATCTGGTTAAGCTGCTTGTCTAAAAACCTTGTAACGGCTTTTACCTTAACCAGCCCTGCTGCCGCCTCTGCCTCTTCTCTGGCTTTCTGTTCGGCTGCGGCTTTTTCCGCTGCCTGCGCCGCCTCTTCCTGCTCTCTGGCTGCCTGCTCTGCCGCCCGTTCCTCTTCCTGCCGTGCTGCCTCTGCGTCAAAAAGCGCCTTTTCCTCTTCTGTAAGCTCGCTTTCTGGTACGTCTACCTCTACTGCTGCAATTCTGGCTATGATTTCCTCGGTTTTCCCGCTTGCGCTCACGCCCATATCTTTAGCCAACGCCTGCAAATCCTTGTAGCTGTATTCTTTCAGCTGCTCTGCGCTTAAATGTCCTTTCATGCCCTATACCTCATTTCTGGCAGCCAGCGCAGAACGCCAGCCGCCGTATTTTTCCTTACGCCGCCGCAATCTTCTTGATTGTTACCAGACTGTTTTTGTCAACTACCTTGCCGTCTGCCAGCATGATACCCTTTGTAATCTGGTCGTCGGTGTCGTTGTCCTCATACTTCTTAACGCCCATAGTGTAGTTAGTGTTAAGCACATAATCCTTGAAATTGAAAAGGAAAGCAAAAACCGTACCCGCTGTAAGCGTGCTTGTGTACGCCGATACATAATCACATAGCACTACTTCCCTGCCTAAAAGCGTGCGCTCTGGCTTTCCCGTAATGCCGTGGTTTACTCTTGCGATAGGCTGCCCCGTGCTGTCCGTAATCCCCACATACGCCATAAAGGTTTTTTTGCTCATGCACCACTTAGCACCGTTTTCATATGCCAGCGGTAATGCCGCCTCTGCTGCAATCAAATCAGCGTAAGACGGTGCAGCGCTTTCTATCGCCTGCCCCGTTGCTGGTGTTTCCGCTAAAATCCCTTTCGGTTTCCCGCTGCCGTCGCCGCTAATGATAGCCTGCTCTAACGCCTTTGTCATAGCCTCTACAATGTTATTGATAAGCAGGCTTTCAAAAGCGCTCATTGCCATTGTGTCAACTTCCAGAGATACTGCCACGGCGCAGCGCAGCTTATGGTATGCAAAGGTAATCATGCCGTCTTTCTTGATGTCCTTTTTCTGCTTGTCGCTGCCTGCCCCCTCATTTACCCATGTAGCCGTAGGTTTTACGGTGGATACGGGGATAGATACGCCGCCCTTGTACGCCGTTCTGGTTACAAGCGCTAAAATCATGCCCGTACTTTCCAGCTTTTCTACAATCTGGTTAAGCACCGTCGTAGGGATAACCGCCCCTACGTCCGTGGTCTTGCTGATAGCGTCGGCTCTGTACTCTTTGGGGATTTCCTCGCCCCTGCACACATACTGCATGAACGCCTTACGGTATTCCATTTTGCCGTACTTGTCGCCGTCGTCCTGCCCCTCGCCTGCTGCCCCCACAAAGTTTCTAAGCAGCGTGGGCGTTGCGCCGTTCCCGTCGCCTACCTCGTCGCCTACGGTTTCGCCTGCCGCAATTCTGGCAAGTAAGCTGTTGCGCCGTTCCGCAGCCGCAATAATCGCCGCCCGCTCTTCCTGCAAAGCCGTTACCTCGCTTTCCAGCGCCGCTATTTCCTCGTCCTTCAGCTCTGCTGCCCGTGTGGTTAATTCCCCTCTAATCTGGGCTAATCTGGTTTCGATTTCCTTTAATCTCATTGTCTGTGTTCTCCTTTTCTTTTTTTGATTTTCTTATAAGCTCGCCATAATCTTTAGTAAGTTTATACGCCTCTGTAGCAACTCCTGCCGCTCCTGCTCATAACTCCTATCAGCAAAAGCACGGGCGCTTATTTCCGTACCGCTGTTTGTTGGTATGCTTACTGCGGATACGTCATAAACCTTTTTGATTTTTAATATTGTTCTGGTGTGCGTCTGTCTGTCGTAACTTTCCTCTGCCACCGTAAAGCCCCATGACATTTTATTTATCATGCCAGCCTCTATATCTTGGTACAGCCCACGGGCTAAATCTGTCCTGCCT